GCAGGATCTTTCACGCGCTGAAAACGGGTTTGACTTTAATATTGACGTGGCGTATGACGGATCAGGTGAGCCAACCAAAACACTTACGCTGGGCTATCCAAGAATTGGCGAAGTGTATTCAGCGTCTAATCCAAGTGCTTTGCTATTTGAGTTCCCTGCTGGCAACGTGGTTGAATACGAGTATCCAGAAGACGGATCTATTGCCGCCAACACTTTGTACGCGTTAGGCGCGGGATCCAATGAAGGTAAATTGGAAGCAACTTATCAAGACACAACTTACCTCACCGCTGGATTTCCATTGCTTGAAGAACAAGCAAATTATTCTGACGTGACTGATGCTGCTTACCTTGCGCAATTGGCTGAGGGTCAAGTCAATGCTGTTGCTTATCCACCCACAATCATTAAAATTGTCGTACCTGCGTTTGTCAATCCCGTTTACGGATCCTACTCAATAGGAGATGACGCAAGATTACGTATCACAGATGAGCGTTTTCCTGCAACTGGTTCAGGCACGGCTGTTCAGGCTGGTTTGGATCAGGTTTACCGTATTGTTGGTATTGAGGTGCAACCTGGAGAAAACGGGCCAGAGCGCGTAACATTGACCTTAACTGAAACAACGAATTGAGGCACTGTGGCGTACATAAATCAATCACCCGATTTACGAGTGCTGTTTGCGGATCTTGAACGTAGATTACGGTTGCTTGAAACTGCAACACGGTTTACTTTCCCTGCTGTAACATCAGACCCTAGTAATCCACGTATTGGTGACGCTTGGTTAAACACAACCAGCAATCTTGCCAAAATTGTGGACGCAAATGGAACTGTACGCGTATTGAACTGGACGTAAAATGACTGTAAATGAGTGGATTGGTTTTGCCGTAGGGGTTTCAACCCTGATTGGTGCGGTTGCAATAGGCGTACGCCACTTGGTCAAAGGATATTTGGCTGAACTTAAACCCAATTCAGGAACAAGTATGCGTGACGAACAAACACGCCAAGGCGACTCAATCAAGCGCTTAGAGGCACGTGTGGACTCAATCTACGATTTATTGTTGGAGAGAAAATGATTGTTATTGACACAGCCAAAGCAGAGTTAGGCTATCAAGAGACGGGCAACAACGATACTAAGTATGGCAAATGGTACGGGTTGAACAATCAACCTTGGTGCGCAATGTTTGTATCGTGGTGCTACGCGCAAGCAAATCTATCTGAAGTAGTTGCAGCCTCAACCAAAAAAGGTTTTGCTTCTTGTGACGCAGGTTTAAAGTGGTTCAGCAAAAAAGGCAAAATTGTCCCTGTGGGTCAGGCGCGCGCGGGGGACATTGTGTTCTTTCAATTTGATACTGACGCTCAGGCAGATCACGTAGGTATTGTGGTCAAAAATGACGGCAAAAAGTATCTTTGGTGCATTGAAGGTAACACTTCAGGAGACGCCAAAGGATCGCAGTCCAACGGGGACGGCGTGTACACAAAGAAACGTGCATACTCATTGGTAATGGGCGTTGCACGTCCATAAGGAGAACAATGACACTTACAAAGAAACACAAGGCAATGCTGGCTTCATACGGGCGCAGTTTCTTGGGCGCAGCGTTGGCTGCTGCAACCGTGGGCGGGTATGACTGGAAAATTATACTTGTGGCTGGTTTGAGCGCGGTAGTACCAGTGGCAATACGCGCACTTAATCCAAATGACGCAGCATTTGGTTTGCTTGCCAAAACAGCAGAGATTGAATTGGACAAATTGGCAAAGAAAACAGCAAAAAAGAAGTAGCAAAAAAGATCCAACCGTCAGCGTGTCTTGCGTTGGCGGTTGGATCTTTTTGCGTTACGCTTGGCCAGGAAAGGCAAACCCCTATGACGCTCAAAGATAGAATTGCCAAAGAGACAGTGCAGCAACCCTGCGCGTACATTGTTATGGTCAATACGATGACAGCAGAGGATCAAAAAGTGCTTGCTGAGGCTTGGGACAAAGGGATCTCTCAAAGAATAATTTTGCGTTCACTGCGCGCTGAGGGATACAAAACAAGCAATGAAGCGATTATGGCTCACAGATCAGGCGCGTGTAGATGCGCGAAATAGACAAAGTGCTTGACAGCAGACAACATCAATACGGATCCGCGCACGAAAACTTTGCGCGCACTGGACGCGGTTGGGGTGCGCTGTTAGGCATTGACGATATACCCGCGTGGCAAGTTGCTTTGATGATGGATTTTTTTAAGTCTGTGCGGTGCGTGGCAAACCCAGCGCACGAAGACAGTTGGATAGACAAGCAAGGTTACACGCAGCACGGATTAGAGATTGCAATGACAGATGAGCCTTAAAGAGCAATTTGATAATTTACCTGAAGATATAGAGAGCAATGACGTGAAAGAGTTACGTCAAGCGCTGATGAGGTTGCAGAAACAATTGCGTCAATCAAAAGAGCGCACCCAGGATCTAGTTGAAGCCTCACACCAAGCAGCGTATGACGCAATGCTGACAATGGGCAAAATTGAATTGGTTGCTGCACCTACGATTGATAAACGCAAAACCAAAGGTGAAGTGGCTTTGTGGCATATGACGGATTGGCAAGGCGCAAAGCGCACTACCTCATACAACAGCGAGATTATGCGCAAGCGTGTTTTGGAGTTTTGCGAGAAAGCAGTGCGCATTACCGAGATCCAACGCGCAGATCACCCTGTTAAAGAAGTGACAATTTGTTTTGGCGGGGATATGGTTGAAGGTTTGTTTAACTTTCCAACGCAAGCATTTGAAGTAGACGCTACCTTGTTTGAGCAGTATGTGAACGTATCCCGATTGTGCGTAGACGTAGTGCGATATGCCCTGACAAATTACGAGAAAGTCACGGTCATTGCAGAGTGGGGTAATCACGGGCGTATAGGATCTAAGCGCGACAACGTGCCACGCTCAGACAATTTTGACCGTATGTGTTACGAACTAGCCCGTCAGTTGCTTCAAGGGGAAAAGCGACTGACGTGGCAAGATTGTCCTGAAGATATACAGCGCGTTGAAATCGGGAACTATCGCGCATTACTTATTCACGGAGATGAGGTTGGCAGAAATGGATTTGCTTCACCAGGTGCAATCGTGCAACACGCAAACAAGTGGCGCTCAGGATCTTACCCGTGGGAGTTCAGAGACGTATACATTGGTCACTACCACACGCACTCAGAGTGGGCAATGGCGAACGGTCAAGGTAGTGTCTATCAAACGGGTAGTACAGAGAGTGACAACAGGTACGCAGGCGTAATGCTTGCTGCAAGTGCAACACCGTCTCAGCGTCTACACTTTATTGACCCAATCAAAGGCAGAGTGACGGCAGTGTATAAAGTGTGGCTAGATTGAAAATACTATCGTTGGGCGCTGGAGTTCAATCAACTACGTTGTTGCTTATGGCGGCAGATAATATGTTGCCCTATCAACTTGATGCTGCAATCTTTGCCGACACGGGGTATGAACCCAAATCTGTGTATCAACATTTGGACAGAATTGAAAGAGAGATAGCAGAGCCAGCAGGCATACCAATTTATCGCGTTTCTGTTGGCAACATCAGAGATGACGCGCTGGATCCTGCTCACGGGTTTGCTTCAATGCCGCTGTTTGTTGTTAAACCAGACGGCAGCAAAGCAATGGCGCGCAGACAATGCACCAGAGAATACAAAGTAAGCCCAATTAAACGCAAGATCAGGGAATTGCTTGGGGCTGAGATTACACCTGAAGGATCTGTTGGCAGAGTGCAGAAAGGCAAATACGTAGAACAGTGGATTGGTATAAGCCTAGATGAGTTGCACCGAGCAAAAGACTCAGACGTGAGTTACATTAAAAATGTCTTTCCACTATTAGACTTGAAAATGACGCGCAAAGATTGTTTGGCAATTTTAGACAAACACGGGTTTGGTCAAACGCCTAAGAGCGCTTGTATTGCTTGCCCGTTTAGAACCAATGAACAATGGCGTGAATTGCGGGATTATTACCCTGAAGAATTTGCTGACGCGGTTGAGTTTGACAAAGATATGAGAGAGTTTCACGCAAGCCAACCCAGAACAAAGAACAATTTGTTTTTTTTGCATAAATCTTTACTGCCGCTGGATCAGGCTGATTCGTCAATTAGATCCCGCAAAGAGATAGCAGAGGATCAAATGGAATTATTTACTTGTTCTCCCTTTTCCTGCAACGGTGACGAAACAGCATACGGCGTTGAAGTGATAGACTTTACCTAATTGTAAACCTTGGCGGCTAATCATCATCTTCATCGTCACCGTCAAACACAAACGGATCTACATTGCGAATATCCATACCAACTAAGGCGCAGTGATCCAGTACGGCTTTGAACAAATCAAGAGCGCGGTTGCCCAGATCTGTCATTTGATCTGGGTAGGAAGACTCGTGTTCAATC